ATTTTTATCGTTTAGTTAGGCGATAACTTAAATTATCGTTTGTTTTGGTGATTGTTATGCTTTGATGATTGAAAGATAATACTTTGCGTCTTTACTTTCGCTCTCTTCATAGTTTTTTAACAGGATACTTTTGAACTTTACCAAGTCGACTGCGTCCACTTTTTTGGATTTCAAGAACTTACCGTGGAATTGACGGCAAGAATTACCAGTGGCGAACTCGGAAATCGTTTGGCTGATTTGCAGAATTTCATCTTTGATTTGAATGTAACGTTCCATGATTTCGGAGCAATCGAATCGCTCTTTTTTAAGTTGCTCACGGTAACCACGTAGGGCGTGTTTGTATTTGTGTAGCCATTCGAACCACTCGACTTCCTGACCTATCTCGAACCCGTAACGATTCCAACGGTACTTTTCAAATGGGTGCGTTTTCATGTTTCCGTGATTGTGATTTTGTGTTGGTTTTCGATCAGTTTCTTTTTCAGTTTGTACAACGGAGTTCGCATACCCTTCACGTCTTCAATAATCGTCTTGCTTAGCGTTTTGTCGTAGTAAACGAAGTCGGCTTTGTACGTGAACATTTTTTTGCCGTCTAAAGCGAAGACAAAGGGCGTCTGAAGGTGTAAGTCCAGTATCTCCCCGATCTTCGCTCTAAGCGTCAAAGAAACGTATCTATCGGCTTCCTTCTTGCTATCGAAGGTGATGCCGTCAATAATTGTTTTCTTGTTGTTGTATTTTGAGCGTTTAATCATGCTTTTGTTTTGCAGTCAGGACAGGACTCGAACCTGTATGGGATTTACTCTTTAGGATACCCTACCACTTGCAAGGAGATGTTGGCGTAGTTCCTTCTTCTCCGAGTGGCATTTGCGTCTACCATTCCGCCACCTGACTATTTGTACTTCCTCTATTCGTTGTTATACGCAAGCATTATCCCAAGTCGTCACCACACCTTTTACACCTCATATCTGGACAACTCCCACTTGAATAATACCAAACTCCATCTGGATGACTTGATGCTCTACACCAAAATCTTTCCCACCAATTACACCATTCTTTATTCTTTGGTTTTTCAAGTAAATATTGCCACCAATACTTGCTAAACCAATGTAAATGAAAATGCCTGCGTATAACACGGGTTTTGTGCCATGCCTGCTTTAGTGCTTTAATTGACCTTTTCATCTTTTATTTAATTTTAGTTGTTAATTGAAATTTTGTGCTTCTATAACGGCACGGACACAAAGCCCGAAAACGTATAGTACTAACCAACCCAAAGTAGTCAGGGTAGGGCTCGAACCTACAACGATGCAACCACCTAAGGATGTGATGCCATTTTCACATTACGCATTACCTGACTATGTTGCAACTATTGCCTATCAAGGGTCAGTAGGTCAGTTGCCAACCTATCGGGCTTACGATCCCGCTCAACTTAATCACAGAGGTTGAGGAACTACGATCTCTTGTACTTCGAGCGCAATGTCTTAACTGGTCTTTAAAAGGATTGAATCATTGGTTTTGTTCCCTTTTAAGGCAGTTGTACGTTTTCCTCGGACGGCTCAATGTCTTGCAAGTCGTATGCAATTTTCAGCAAATGACGAAAAGTGTAAACCTTCACATTGCTTGCATCACTCCAATCTTGACAAACAATTCTATCAACTATTGGAAATGTTGTACAATACTTTTCTAACATTTCCCTTGCTTCAGCCTTTGTCATAATCAATCCTCCCAACTATCTAACCGTTCTTGCTCGTATTGCTCCAAGGCTTCTTTGGCTTGCTCCTCGGTTTCCTCTTGCATGATCGCCCATTCCTCGATACTGGGTGAATGCGGTGCTCCGTTGAGTGTGATGGTTTCGGTTAGAATCTCCCACTCACCGTCCTCGGTGGTTAGGGAATAGTTGAACTCGATTTCTCCGGCTTCAACTTCAATGGTAATTTCTTCTCGTAAGTACATAAGTTTAATTTGGTTTTTCAAAGGTACAAATAAAAATCAATTGTGCAAATTATTTTTAAAAGGGTTGGTTTCTTTTTTCAAAATAGTTCACCAGGAGTGGGGTCTTTTCGTAAGCTGCAACGAAGTGATCTTTGTTTACCGGTTCATGGTACATCAATTCCGTTCTCAATTCCGATTCGGTTTTGAATTGGTCGAAGAATAGTTTGCAAGCATAGGCGCACGCACTGGCATTGTTCCGGAAGTCGCTTTGGTCACCGCCACGATTCACCAGGGAACCAAGCATGATCGTTAAGTTCAACCGCTTTGCCATTTCGAAGCAGTAATCCTTTTGCTCTTTGGTTAGACCGTAGCTGTGGTGTTTGTAGATTGCTTCGTACGTTACCCCACCAAAGTCAAAGAACTTGGCCATGTCGCAGTTGTTTTCGTGGTATTGCCGGTAGGAAGAAACGATCCATGCTTTGCGCTGTGACATTGGGTATTTGATGTCGTATTTCTTTTGGTCGGTTTGAACTGCGGGTAGTTGGTGAATGGTGTGGTTTGATTTGTTGAAACGGACCATGTACTGGGAAACCCATTGAATGATTAACCGGATTGAAGGCTTGAATGAATCGCTTGAGTTTCTACGTCCGAACTTCAAAGCTTCTTCAAATTGCTCGGTTGTGAGTGAGTGATACACTTCGAGGTCTTCTTGAAGGGTGGTCACCTGGCGAATTAGATTGTCATCAACACCGACATTGTTTCCAAAGTAGGAGTAAAGGTTTAGGAGTTGATTGGTTAGATACTTGATAGCATCTTTTTTTTCCATTTGCTTGATAGTCATATTTGGTTTATTTAATGATTTTGCTTGCTACAAATTCCGCTATTTCATCGGCGGTCATGCTGTTTGCATCGTGTTTCTTTTTGGGTCGTTCCACTTGCTTGTTGTTCCAGTGGATGAAGTGGTCGAACATTTTGTATTGGTTGGTGTAAGTGTTTCCTTTCAGCAGTCCAAAGTTCTTAAAATTCTCGCATCGTTCCAAAACTTTTTCTTCCGATAGTTGGAAGTTGGAGTGGAAGATATGCATCCGGGAATTGACCTGGTCCATGAAGGAATCCCACAGCTGTTCGATGCTTTTTTCGGGTGTTCCAAAAGGTTCAATTTTGCTCTTATTATTATTAGTAAGTAATTCTTTCTTCCTTATTCTTTCTTCTTTCTTATTTATGTGCACGGATTCGCTAAAATTTTTTAATAGCATTTGTTCATTTTCTTTTATCGAATGTGAGAATGATTCTTCAATAGTGCACGTATTCGCTAAAAATTTTTTATCGAATATGATACGAATTGTCGGTGCTTGGTTCTTCTTCCCAGGCTCAATTATTTGTACCAATCCCTTCGATTCCAAACCTTCCAAGGTACGGTAGTATGTAGGCATGGATAGGTTAAGATGCGCCGAGGTGGTTCGAGTTGGTAACCCAAACATTTCCGTTCTAAGCGTGTTTTGTAAGTTGATAATAACAAACATCAACGCAATCTCATTGGTGGTCAGATAGCCATCCTTAATGATCGCATTTAGCTTGAAGTTGTAATCGATTAGGTTCATGGTAAAAATAAACCCCACCGAGGGGTGTATAGCGGTACACGTCCAAGGCAGGGTTATTAGGTTTTTATTCAAGGCGATTCCGCTAAATCGCTTTTTTTACTTCAACAAAGGTAAATCAAAAGTCCAGTTTTTTGCTTAAAAAACGTGACAAATTTTATCAAGTAATTGTCACGTCAGTTTTAACCTTACGAACCACATCCAAAACATTCAAAGTTGGAATCCTCTGGTCGTTGTGGTTCAACCTTTCCAATCAACTGCTTGATCTCGTAAATCTCCTGGCGTAGCTGGAATTGGTGGTCATCCATGGTACCGTCTAATTGATTCTCCAAGTACGACATCTTCCACTTCAAAGCTTCAACGTCCTGGGCGTTCTGTGGTTTTTGATATTTGCTCATTTATTGTTTGTTTAGTTTCTTCAACACATTGATTGGTTGCAATCCTCGGGAAATTAGATTCATGTCAACACACTTCCCGGCATCCCGTTCGTTATCAAAATACTTTCTTACCAATTTGCCATCAATTTGAATCGATGCTACGTAATACCACGCATTTGATGAATGAGCAACTGTAACGTATTTGAATGCTGATTTCGGCGGTTTGATTTTTAGTGCCATTTCTATTCGTTTAATAGGATTGACCCATTGTTATTTTCCGGGAAAAATCCACTGGAAGCACGGCTCCGTTCTGTGGCCTTCACGTAATCGACTTCAACCTTCGCTGAATTGATAATCACCTGGGCGATGTCGGCCACTGCTTTGGCACGATCTAACTCGATTGGCTTGTCTTCATCCAACAAAGCTTCCATGGTCGCAAATAAGTGATTGCGTAAGTCTTCAATTTTGTTCTTTGGCATTGATTTTCTTTTTAAGGTTTGCTAATATTTTGATTGCTCCGACAATCTCGGAAGGATAATTGTGAATGGTGTTTCTTAACATCAATTGCTCACGTGTGATACACTCCAGGTTTTCGATGTTGAAGTTGAATTTGTTGCGGTCCTTGAATACAACCGCATGGCCTTTGGGCATTGGACCATTCACCAACTCCCAAACGTACTTGTGCTTTAGAATGAACTTGCCATTTACTTTTATCATGGCGTAACCGTCTTTGTCAATTCGCTCCGATCCATCGGGCTTCCAGTTCGCCGGGCGTTGGCCTTTCTTGAACATGGTTGGTTTCACCTTGTCGTAAATTTCTTGGGTCAACTTTTGCCCCTTGTTTGGCGGTGAAAATCCCTTCTTGAATCTTCCCGGAGTTCCCAACGATCGAAGGCGGTCGGCCTGTCGGTTTAGTTCTTCCCGTCTAAATGTTGGGTCCTTCTTTAAACCCAATGAATGAACGTAATTGTAAACCGAACTAAGGCTTATTCCCAGGTCAATAGCGACATCTTTGGCATATCGGAAAGGGTAGTTCTCAATCAAGAACTTCTCCTGATTCGGCGTTAATTTTCTGCGCTTCATCGAATTGCCTTTCAATATCATTCAACACTTCTTCGAGGACCATCATTTGCGATGGGTGCCAGGTGCTCAAAGCTTCCGTTACTTTGTCAATGCCTCGACTGATTAACAGCATATCGTCTTCATTCTCCTGGTAGTAAACACCAATAAAGTGTTTGAGAAACTCCATCAAATCAGCTGACAAAGACCGGCATCGGTTCTTTACTGATTGCCGGTAAACTGGTGTGTTCTCCAGGTCATCCAATACCTCGGCAAGTGATTGCATAAGTACGATGTTGCGGAATAATGCAAGCTTGAACTTATCATTATCCCATCGGTGGTTAGTTGCTTCCATTTAGTTTTTGGTTTAATCGTCTGCAAAGGTCATCAACAAAAGAGATTTCTTCAACACTTTCGCACCTGGTAACGTGTTTCTTTTTGAATAGATCAATCAATTTTACGATTGCGTCCCGGTGTTTTGCTTGGTTGGTTTGGTTCTGAATGATCCGGTTCATCGAATCGTAATCATTGATTAGATGTTTAAACGTTTTCATTTCGTTAGCGTTACTCTTAATGTGGTGGTTGATAGTTTAATTGGTGGTTTGATCGCCACGATTTCGCCGTCCTCGGTTACGATCGGCAAAGGTCCAGTCAATGCCTTCAAAAACTTTTCGCGCTCTTTGAGTAAGGCGGTATTCTCTTCACACAAAGCTTTCAAGGTCGTGTAAACAGAATCGTTACATTGTGAATAGTCGTACCTTACACCGCTTTCCACCTGGGTAACCTCGGCACCAAATACCTCGGCACGTTTACCGTACTTCATTTGCTCGGTCATTGCCAACTCTTTGGTATTATCCAACGTCTTTTGTAAAGCATCGATCAACATCTTTGCGCGAACAGTGAACTCGAGTGGATTGGTATAGCCTTCTTCGATTTGAGTAGTAAACGCTTCTTCTAAAGCCTTTACTTGCAATCTTCCAGTGATTCCCGAAAGTAATTGCTCGGTGTGGTTAATTAGTTCCATCGGTTTCTTTTGTGTATTTGTATTGCCTTTGTGTTGGTTGGTAGAAGGGGTGATTTCTTCCGTTGGTTTCCCATTGCTCGATCTTGAATTCCTTTACCATGGACCAATAGTCATAGTGCACTGGTTCATTATCTCGCACCTTTCGCTTCCTTCCACATCCTACCTTGTGAACTTCGTTAAAGTTTTCGGATTTCTTCCATCCGTACTTACGTGCCCAGTTAACAATCGTCGCAGAAGAAATGCCGACTAAGCCGGCAATCTCTGCGTTTGATAAATGTGGGTATAGGTTCTTGACTGAATTTAAGATTTTAGCGGTCATCATTTCCAAATCTTGTTAGTGTCCTTGTAAAAACGTTCCTTCCATTCTTGGGTAATCCGGTAGTACTCACACGTTTTTTCCAATAGGGTAGGATCGGTTTCGTGAAGTTCTACAAGCTTCAAATACTTTTCCTCGGTGAATGGCTGTAATTCCTTAACCTGGGCTTGCTTGGTTTGTGGTGCACTTGGTTTGGTGATGGGCTTGTTAGGCACTTGCGTTGGTAACTTATTAGTTGCACCGTTCGCGTCATCGTCTTCTTGGATAACTCCGAAGCAAGCAGAAAGGGAATAACGGCGAGCATAGGTCAACGCACTACCGTACCCGTGTGGGTCGTTTTTAGGCGCTGGAACGAACGTAATACCGTTGCTCATAGTTTCACCCGACTCATGAATGATAAGCGTTTCTACGCCAACACCTCCATCTAAGCGGTGAATGATTTGCGAGTACGTTAAACCGTGATCGTTTAACGGCTTTTTGATCGCATCCGTAACGCTCGCAAGATCGGCGTACTTGTTGCGGAAGTGAGGATTGGTGCTGTCCTTAGAAGCTCCTTCGATTTGGGCGGTTGCTTTAACCAAAGCTTTCGCCAAGTTCTTGATGTTTTCCATAAGTATTTATTTTTGGTATCACAAATTTAAAACAGAAAATTAAATGTGCAAACTTTTTTTTAAATTTTTTTCTTCCATGGTACGTAAGCGGTTCGCTTGCCGATCTTGGTTGCTCTCAAAATCTGTTTGCGGTTGTGTGTTTTTGAGTAGCTGATATGCACCCAGTCAGGCTCATCCAAGGTGCCGAACTCCCAAATGATCTGATCGAACTCGGGTAGCTTGCAGGCTTCCTCAAATAGGTGGAAGTTGGATGTGTTCAATGCTTGCATATCGATTGCTTCCCCTTGGCAGTGCTGGCTTGACTTACTCCCGCCAATGGCACGGTTAAGGTCCGGTGATCGGTAGAAGGAACTCACTCGGATTGCACCAAGGATTTCCCGTAATGGCTCGAAAACCTTTTCGGCTGTTTCAGTCATTCGCTCAATGATTGCTTGGGGCGGTGTGTTATCGATTCCCAGGCGTGTGGCCGTGTTGCTCTTTGTGGCCTCGGCTAGTGTAATGTGTTTACTTATTTTCATGTCCGTAAGTTTCAATGTAATATTCCATAGAGTCGATTCGATCACGGGCAACTTCGCCATGACAGAACGCTCTTCTAATTTGTTCTATCTCCATCTGTCTGGCTTGTACAATAAATGATGTAGGAATAAAGTCAATACCTTCTTCGCTTAATAATTGTTCAATAAACCAATCTAATGCTGTCTGTTTCATTTCTCACCTCCTTCTAATTTGATAAAATCTTCAAATCTAATTACTGGCAAGTTTTCTTTTATAGATGTTAAACAATATATTGCATACAATTGAGCGTGTCCTCTCTCCATTTCTTTGGCTTGTTGAACTACCCTTTCAATTCTTTCCATTTGTTCTGACCAAAATAATTGCTCTACCAACCATTCTACTGCTGTTTGTTTCATAGCTTACCCACGTATGTTTCAATGTAATATGTAACCGCGTCTTGTTCTGAACATGGAACCCTATCGGATTGGTAAGCATCAATGATCTGTTCTGCTTCCATTTCCTTTGCCATAACAAAGTACCCACGTACTGAATCAAAGTCTTCACCAAGGGATTCCTTCAATTTTTCCTCTAACCATTCAATTGCCGTTTTCATTTCTCACCCCCCTGGAAAAAATTTGAAAGCTTGATGAATACCGTCCGATCACACACACCGGTCAATATCACTTTGCGATACGTCGGTGCCGATACTGGTAAGAAAGTCACTGGGATTTGACGCGTGATGCGTTGTGCTTCCCATGATTCTGCTAGGTCCTTGGACACTAACGAGGTCGCTCGCTTGCGACCCCGTGTTAAGTTCTGTAATTGGTTCATTTGATATAGTTAAAAACAACATTGTACGTTTCAAAAGAAGGCCGGCTCAATCGGAAGGAAATACAAACAAGATCATCGTGACACGTGAAGCATCCATCCGTTACCACCGATCCCCGGTGATTCATTTTGTGGGAAACGAATTGCATTTCTTCATTGAAGAACTCCGATACTCCAACTTCTTGATCTTCGATAAAACGAAGGTAGCTGAAAATCTGTTCTACTTCGCGCCATGCGTAATGCGTAACCGGATCGCATTGCTTTTCGTAGGTTGAATGACCTACAAGGATTTCCCAACCGTAATCTCCTTGACAATCGGCTAGTTTTTTGAGGTTGCTCGGAAGCACCTTTGAGCTAAAATTTTTCATAAGCATTTATTTTGGTAACACAAATTTATAACAGAAAATTAAAACTCCAAAATAAAAGTGAAAATATTTTTGAAGTGTTAAAATTTGCTCATAAAAAAACCCCGCCTGAAAAACACAACGAGCGGGGTTAAAACCAAAAATAGATACTTATGACTATCTACTCAAAAGTACGGGCGCAAAGTGGCAATCAAAAAATAAAAATTACTTTTCTTTCGAATCGTCAACGGTAATACTGGATACAGCAGTTAAAATGCTGCCGGCAGTAATCAAGTAACCGGATAAAGAAACAATAGCAACCGGTAAAGCAACTGGTGCAGCAGCTAAGGCACCGCCAACAACACCAACCATGATACCAATTGTGCGAAGCTTCTTAAAAAAGGGAGGCGTGGGCGCATTAAGGCGGTCAACAACGGACATTTCATTTGCTTTTTTCATTTGGAAAAGTTTAAGATTTTTCATTTTTGATAAATTTGGTGGCAAATATTTCGGTTCCTTTCAATCCAAGGTAGCCCATGATAAACGCGATACCGTATTCTGCAGAACCTTGCTGCATACCTAACGCATCCACCACGATCGGTGTAAGATAGTTTGCAGAAAACACACCGCTCGGAATACTCACCAATGCTTTCTTCCATGAAAAGTCGCGCTTGCCGATCATAACGAGCGAACCTGCAAAACCAGCGAAGGATAAGCCCAGGTTAATGCCGAGGTCGTGGAGCAACTGCTTCATGGCACAAAGATTTCAAAGTAACCCAAACCACCGTCTTGGCTTGCCCAAAGACGTGAACCTTCAACGTACAAAGCCATTGCATCCTCAAAGGTTAAATCGTAGGTAGTAACACCTTTTGAATCAGTAACTGCGTATATCATGAGGTAATAATTTCAAGGAATGCACTCTCGCACGTAACAGTATCGGGACCCGATGTTTTTGCTACGGTAATAATAAAGCTTATCGGTTGGGTACGATCAATCGTTTGGCTCACCAACGCACCTGTGCCGTTACCATAAATGGTATTATTGCTCACTGTATTTGTTGTAAATCGTAATGTTGTTGAAGCCGTTACAACTGCCAATAATTCAATTTGAGTAGACGTAACAGACGCTGCAAGTGATGCTGGAGAATACATAGATGTTCCGGCCGTAGTCGTTCCAAACTTAACACGAAGTGACTTTGTAGCCGCTGTGGTATAAGTCATCAATCCAGAAATACGAACTACATCACCAACGTTCAAAGTGTTTGCTGGAATGGTCAACGTGGCCATGATTGTTTCCGCTGTTGTGTTTCCCGATGTAAACGCACTGCCAGCAATAGCAACCGCTGGAATCACTTTAGGAAGACGTGCCTTGTTAAGTGTTCCCGAAGTCATTTGTGATGCTGAAATATCAATCACCTTGTTCTTCCATAGGTCGGTTGAACTTTCGTAAATCAAAGCATCGTTATTGGCTAACGTTGCTGGATCAATGTAAACGTTGTGAAGTTCATCGAGCTCCCATCCGTTCATGATCTTTACATAGATCTTTCCGTTATTAGCGTGCGAATATTCCACGTAACCAAGTACCACGATGTGACCCGTAGAACCGTTTGGCTTAACGTTAGTCATGCGACCTGCCGTAGTCGGACTTAAATACAACACGTCACCGTCCACCCATGTTTCACCCTGCAAGCTTCCAGTGGTATTGATGCCTTCAAGTTGACCTACGGTTAGAATAAAACCTTCTTGGTTTGGTGCTATGGTTTCCGTTACCACTCCGAGCGTATCGGCTGAATTAAGGTCGGTATTTGCACGTGCTAAGTCAACCGCTAATCGTTGACCTTGCGCTCCCGTAACCTTTACAACCTGATATTGTGCTTTGGTTAGTGTGGTGTTTGGGTTCACCTTATTAACCACACGTGCGACTAAATCAACACCGTTCTTCAAGGTAACCGACCCACCTTTTAAAAGTGTTTGAGAACTTCCGATATTGTCGTTCCATTCAGTCATTCCAACTGCAAGCGTACCGGTTGGATTTACATTCAACGCTAATTGATCGGCAGTTAAATTGTACGTGCCGAGGTCAACGTTTTGTGTTGCACCGGTGTAAGGAACACCACCACCTGGACCGCCCGACGCCTTTGCTTCAAGATCACCATTGGTCACACCGTCTTTGAACCAATACTCAACAGCTCCAGTTCCATCGTCCACGATAACGGTTAAGCCAATATGCCGGCGGTCTATTTCAATAGAACTCAACGCCGAGGCAGTCGATACAAAAGGACCCAAGCGATCATCAATCGGAGCGGGTTTGTTTACTCTAAAATTGTCGGTTATATTTATCATCTTATTGTCATTGGTGTAACTACATCCGTAGGCCACTGTGAAATCCAAATGTCGTACCCATCTTGCGTGTCGTACAACTCAAATAGATCGGTGAAATTACCGACATCGATATTGCTTCTTTGCCATACCGTGAACGCGTAATCTTCGGGCACCGCAAACCAAATGAAGTCATTGGTCACTGCGTTAGGATCGAAGGCTATTGTGAAGGGTTTTCCGGCTCGTACAAAGATTATCTCCCCATCCAAGTAATCAGCTACCGAACTCGTTGCAGACGTGCCGTAATAGCAAGTATCGGGGTTCAGCTCTGAAGGTAGGTCGCATAAAGACATTGCCAATGGCATCGTGAAATTCATCGTCACACGTACACCGGCCACGCGATCACCAAAGCGATCGACAAATGGTTCAATGCCGGCGTTCACATCCACAGCAAAATCTTGTCCATAGGTCCGTTGAAACTTAACCATGTAGTCACTCGATAGCTGAATCATGTCACTGATCACTTCATCGATTTGCTTTTGTTGGAAGTCAGTCGCATCGCCACCCATCGGCATATCGGCAACCTTCTGGAGCTCTTCGATTTTGTCCATAAACACCAAAGAAGAACTGATAGTAATACCATTTGAAACAAAGCTTGCGCGATCCATAAGGGCAAAAACCAACGGATAATACACGCGATCAACACCAGGGGTTAGAAAGTTGGTAATATCGGCACTATCCGGGTTTAAAATGTCACCGGTACCAAAGGAATTAACGAGCGGGTGACCCTCGCTGAACTCCTTTAATACTCTTTTTATGCTGTTCCAACTTTTCATTTTTCTGCTTTTCTAGGTAAATCCGTAACTTTTCTAGGTTCTTTTTGTGTGTAGACATAGTTAATCACAGCAAGTTCTATTATAATTCGCTTGGTACTTTTCTTCAAAGCTACCACAACAACCTGGGCGAGTCAATACCATTCCGCTCGTGTAATTTCTACGCGTTGGAAGGATCGTGTCGATGTTGGATGTAGGACTGGAGAACAAAGGATACAGCGTAGTGTTGGCCAAAAGGAAACGAGTCACGCGCTCCGAATACCATTGCGCCTTGTTCCGGTACATATCCATCAACCGTTGCAATTCTTCTACGCTCGCTTGTGTACTGTTCTGATCCGTACCACGTTCGATGTTCTTGTTTCTGAATTGGAAACCTAAAGCCATGGGTGCTTCCATCATAACCCACATTTGTAAACATGGTTGGATGTAATCGGCTAATAAAGTTTCGTTATCATTGGTCAAGGTATTGGCAATGATTTGGTTTTGCAATTGCTTGTATAGATCACTTCCAATAATCGGTTGAATGTACATCTCTTGGCACATAATAACCGTTGGTCGCAACTTAAACATGGATACATTCTCGTTGATTAACGAGGCATCCTTTAATTGCTTTTCTGATATGAATAATGCTTTTTGGCTCATGGCTTTGGCTTAACTAATACTTGGAACCAAGAATGTCTACACGAAGGAATGTGTGTGTTGGTGTCGGGCAATGTCATCCATCCACCTCGGCGTTCCCAAACACTGTACCCCATGATTTGCGAAATTTGGTTAATGTCATTCCGGCTGTAATACCTACCCAGTTCAATCATTTTGATACAGAACTCACGGCTGCCGTCAATCAACTTTTCAGGACCATACTCGGGAAGTACATCGTACCGGTACATCACTTGCACCAACGGCTCACTTTGTGGCTTGTCGGGCTTAATAAAGTCCTTGGCGTTATCGCCTAGTTCTTTCAATGCACCACGAATGTTGATCGCTCCCTTTTCAACCAACGCACTAATGCGCTCGCTAATCTTTTCAACGGACGTACTTAACCGACGCGAAATATCTTCGGCTGTAATGGTCGGGTCCTTCTTGATTTCTTTCAAGATATTGCTGTCAAGTTCTTCATACTCGCTCGCAAATTCTTGCTCTTGAAGTTCGAATCCGTATCGCATGGTTCGAGCTTTCAACTCAACAAAATTCTCCTTACTTTGGCCAAATTGTTGGAACAAATCTAACTCAACTTTGTCATTGCGCTTGAATCCGTGAAAGCTTGTAGACGTTTCTTGCGGTGGTACTGGGCTTGTCGGTGTGGTGTTAAGTCCTACCAACGAACGAACTTCACTATCGGTCATTTTCTCGAGCACCTTGTTGGCCACTAATGGGCTCAACGCCTGGATGCTGTCGGTTGTTTTTGGTACATCTACGGTATCGTCTTTCAATCCCGCCATTTCGCGCAATTCAGCACGGCTCGCAATGGTGGTCAAGGTCTGTTCAGACAATTGCTCTTTGATTGGATCGGTCGGTAAAATCTCCAACACTCCAACGCCGTTGAAATCCAAAATGTAATTGAAAACCTTTTCAATCTTACGCACGCGGTCCTCAACGTACACCGACTTAAACAGCTCGTAAGACTCGATCAACTCCGAGCGTCCACCCAATTGGCCGGATGTACGGATGCCGAATAGCATCGGCGATGTAACGCGGTGCGCAACAAAGATCTCGGTCTGAATGGTGTTGTTTAAAATATCGAATTGCTTGTCCAGGTTGTTTGCTTCCAGTGCTGAAATTTCCAACCCGTTTTCTTTGGTGTCATTGAATGCAACGACAATGCGCTCGCCATCGTCGCCTCGCATTTGGGTAATCAATTGACGCTTGATGTCGCGTTGCTCTTCATCGGTTGGTACACCGTTGTTGAAGCTGAATAAATAACCACCAAGGAAACCGTTTCTAAGGTTGTTCACGTGGTAGTTTGCAATGCGTGCATCTGTTTCGATGTATGCCAATGCGCCGAGGTATTCCGGAATGGGGTAATACTTTACCGACGGTGCGTAACTGGAGTAGTAAAACAACTGCTTTCCGAGCTTGTTCTCGGGATTGAAGGCGGTATATTCTCTTAATCCTTCCGGTTCGCCAAATTCTTTCCACTCAGTGGCGAAATAGAACTTGTCTTGCTTTTCATTTACACGAAGGTTACCAAAGTTCACGTGTGCAATTTGTGAAATCTTACCTTGTAAGTTCCAAATTACCTCGAGCGCAAACCCGTTGAAAATCTCAAAGTCAAGGGTAACCTTGTAAAGAATGTCGTTCAAGTCATCGTATGGGTTGGGATCTTCCAACATACGGTTTAGTTCTGTAACAAGATCGGCGGCCAAATCCTTGGGATCATAGGTCCATCCCTTACCGGTTATGTAGTTCACCTTTCCGTTTACAATAGCGTTATGCTTTGCGGAACGTTGGTACATCTCCAACAAGTAAGAAGGATAATTGTTTCTTTCCCCGTAAAACACGTATGGTTTCCCATTCATTACCTTGTACTCGGGTAACTTGGATTCAAAGTTCTGTTTCTTTTTGGCCATCATGTCGGTCTTTGCGACCCCATAACTACCTTTTATTCTACGTGCGCTCATAAATTTGGCTCAATATATTCGATCGTGTTTGCAGAAAACACGGTATCGTTTGTTTCCGATTCAATTATTTGATACAATCCACACTCCAAAACGCTCAAAACTTCAGCATCTTCCGGACCGGTCGCACCACTTTCGCCCTCGTAAAGCGTGTAAGTACACTGACCTCCTGGGATATTTCCGATAGATACATCGAATGCATTGTAACGATCCGTTTGGAAAGATAGATCACTCGTTTTCGCGAAGGAATAAAAGAAGTCATTGTTGGTTGAAATTTGATGGATATTCAAATACAGCGTATCACCTTGGCTATAAAACTCGGTGGCAGTAAAGAACAACCGGTTAACCTCATTGGAATTAAGTAACTGCATAACCATAGTATTACAAAATCCAAAAAAGTAACAACAAAAAAAGGGATCGTTTCCGATCCCCCAAAAACTAATATGGAAAGGTATTAAGGCAATACTTCAGTTAACTCAACGATTGGGCTCGTTTCGTTGGTAGAGAATGTCAATGTCAATCCGTTCAAATCTCCCATAGCTGTACCAGTTGCACCGGTGCCAGTTGTTAGATTCACTCCGTTTTCGTAACCAAGTACCCACTGAACACCATTGCGATCGGTAGCAACAACTGCTAATTTCGCCTGTGCCATAAGCTTCAACTCATTGCGTAGGGCAGCGGTCAACTTAGGCAATTGAATGGTCAATTCAGTTGTGTAAAAAGTAGTTCCAGTTTGCTCTGAAGACGTTACTGTTTCAGTGAATTGTGCCGTGTTGATTGGCAATTGATACTTGAAGAAAGTACCAGCAACGGTAGCAATTACACCGGCTACTGGAGCGTCGTAAGTAATGGAAGATTGATTTGCAATGTGGATGTGTTTGATACCACCCACACTGTCTTTACACCCTAAAGTGTAACCAGCGGTTAATGCGCAACTCATATTTTTATTTCTTTATTGATATACAAAAAAAGGGTGGGCGATTTCACCCACCCCTTGGTTAATTGTTCAATCTGTTGATTAAGCCATTACGAACTTAACGATCTGCTCAGGGAACGCAACCTGGAAACCAGCCTTGAACTCACAAATGAAACGAACTTCCATTGCTTCTTTAGCGTAGAAGATTTCGAATTTCTCTTGCTCGTTCAATAGGTCGGTACCGAATACCAAGTTGGAAGTGCGCATAGCGTAGATAGAGTATGAAGTGTTACCACCGATACCTTCGTTCAATCCGGGAACTGCAACCAATTTGATGTTAGATCCTGGGATAACCATTTCACCAGACTGCATACCTTCGTAGTAAGAAAGGTTGAAGTAGTTAGATTCTACGATGTCTTGACGGAACAAACGGAATACATCCCATCCACAGAAAACAACAACATCGTCAGTACCCAAAATGTCGGTAGGGATTGCACGCTCAATCGCTTGCAATACAGTACGACGTGAAGTAGTACCAGCAGCGTTAGCTACGAATTGCGCTTTGGTGATTGCAGAACCGTTACCAGTGTAAGCAGTAGCGTTAGCGTTGATAGGATCAGTCACACCTTCAGTACCACCGGTTACTGCATCGATAGCATCTTTCCAACCATCAATTGAAGTGCTATCTCCAACCCAAGAAATTGACTCTAATTGGCGACCAATCATAGCAACCTTTTGGTTAGCGTAAGCTTCTTCAAATGGGATAGCTTGGTACAAAGAACCTTGAGGAAGGTGGTGCTGCAACCAAGTTTGCTCCAACGCTTGAGGACACAAAGACTCGTGTACTTTCAAGTGCTTAACAGCGATGTTACGCTGGCTGAAAGTAGTCGTGCCATTGTTTGAGAAAGCACATGAAACACCGTAAGCAAATGAAGCGGTGGTGTCCATGATGTTGATAGCGGAAGTACTTTTAAGTCCAACCATTTTGTTTGCCATTGCGATTGACTTTGCACCAAATACGGCTTTGGTCATCAATGGAAGTGTGTTTTGATTAACGTAGTTGGTTAATCCGGTAAGTGAAAAACTCATCTTTTTTTTATTTTAGTGCTTGTAAAAATTTGTCAATGTTTGCGTTCTGCTTGCTCTTTGGGTACAAGTAAGTGAACGATGCAGGCTTGGAAACCTCGGCAGTTGGAAGGGTAGAAATTTCTTCAACAACGGCAGTCATGGCTTCTGTTGCTTTTGTCATTCCTTCAAACTTCTTCATCAATTCATCTAGCTTGCCTTCAAGCTTCACAATGCGATCTTGCAATTCTGCGGTGATGTCAACAACCGGCGTAACGTCAGCCAATTCAACTTCAACCTCAACCTTTGGCTCTTCTTCCAATGGCATGATTTCAGCAATCAAACCGTCTTTAACAACGATCTTTGCAACACCTACAATTTCGTGCTCGCCATCAGGAGCGGGAGCTTCTGTACCATCTTCTGCAATTGCAACAACTGGAACACCAACGGCAATTTCTCCGTCAATCTTCACCTTAACACCGGAAGCAGTTTCGTATTCTGCAAAGTTGTGCTCAACGGCTGGCGTTTCTCCAACTTCTACGGTAGGATCAGTAGGCAATTCTGAAGACATTAAGTAAGATTTGATCTTTAACAATTCTGCTTTTATGTCCATAAACTTGACTTTATCAATAGTATTACAATAGGGTAAAAAGTGACAGAAAATAGTTACAACAACGAAATGATTTCATCCAATAACGTAGTGATTTCCACATTCTTAGAAAAGTTAGCCGTGTGTGATACGTGTAAGAACTCACCCTCAACGGAAAATCCTTTGAACGTGCCGTCCTTCACCTGGCTCCATATATCATTATTATAAACTTTATAACTTCCAAACCAAGTACCCTCCGGGCAATCCTCGAATCCCTTGGGGGCTGAAATGCCACGGCTCGAATCCTTTAAAAAGGTTTCAAACATGAACACTCCATCTACCGGGTCTTTGTGCTCCTTGTTTACGTTGTTGGAATTCTGATCGCGCATAAATTTTTCAGCGATCTTCTTCACCATTTCGGCATCGTAAGTCACGTAGTATTCCCCAAAGGAATTATCCCTTCGATAAATCAATTGGTCGGGGATCATTAACGGACCGGTGACGATTCTCTTCTCTTCATCGGCGGTGAACTTATGCGATTTGAACGCGTGAAAATTTCGCTCAATGGCTGGCGTGTTTACCAGTGCCACGAACTCAACCCCGGTTTCTTCATCCTCGGGATTGATGACTAGTTTGTAAATTGGTAGTTCCATTATTTTCCTAATGTTGAAGTTTGTCTAAGTCTTTGTGATCGTTTCTGCTTGTCCGAAATATCGGTTTCAAGCACGTATGTTTTTACGGATTGTTGAAGGTTGCCCTGGGCATCAAGTTGCAGTTGTGTGCTTCCAATCGTTGGAGTGCTACCGGCCATAGAAGACGGTTGTGAATTGACGCTTGGAGCGTTACCACTGGAAGAACTTGGCGATGCAGTTCCTTGGAATTGTGTTTGCTTAATCTTTTGCACGTTTGCCAATCCGGCTGCAAGTGCTGAAGCTGCGGCAATGTATGGAGCGGCTGGGAATACAGTTGTAATCGGGCTCTTTGAAGTTGCAGTAAACGCACCTTGTACCCCGGCAATAGTTTGAATTAAAGCCTCGGCAATTTGCACCTTTTTGTTTTGCTCGAAGTATCTTTTTCTAATTGCCTCTTGCTCCTTTTCATTCCCTTTTGCCATCTGAAGCTCTTGGTTCATTTGGTTTTCTCGGAAAGCAGCAACGGCTGAAAACGCTTTTTGTGTTTGCTCCATGGCAAACTTAAATATTTCAGCTCTTTTTGCAGCAGCCGATACCTCTAATTTATTGATCGCCTCTTGATACTCTTTTTCAGAAATAATGCCATCTAGATACGCTTGCTTTGCAAGTTCTTTTTTCTTGTTAATCTTTAGTGTTTCACTTTCAAGGGCCAATGTGAGCGACGTCTTTTGAGCGTCAATATCCATTTGAAGCTCTTTGTCGGTTAGCTCTTTGTTGGCCTCAAATGCTTTGTCGGCAATTTCTTTTTTCTTTAATGCGATTTCATCTTCAGTTTTAACCGTGGATTGTCCGTAATCCTTTTGGATTTGAAGTTGGTTTTCCAATTTCTTTACTTCCAATTCCTCGGTGCTTTGTCCGTTGATGGTTGCAACGTTGATCAGGTGATCGTAATAGTCATCGCTGGCTTTCTTGCTATCCTCGTATTCTTTGCTCGTGCGCTCTTGAAAATCCTTTGCGTTTTGCTCCAGTTGCTTTTTTAGTTCAGCTTGTTTCTTCTCGTTTTCTTCACGCTCTTTTTTGTCTTGTGCTTCTTTTTTCTCACGTGCTTTTTTGTTTGCATCGTCAATGCCCTTTTTGTAGTTCGCATCCAGGATCAACCGCTTGTTATTTGCATCGGCAATTTCAGTGGTCAATTCTTTAATGCGTTTCTTTTCATCGTCGGTAGCATTGCCGGCTTTAACCTTTGTTTGAAGTGCTGTTTGTTCTGCTTTTAAGTTCTGCAAACGTAGATCAGCAAGTTGCTTTTCAAGGTTGTAGATTTCTTTCGTGCTCTTTCCTTCTGCTTTGGCCAATTCAATCCTGCGCTCGATTACCTTTTCGGCTTCCTTCATGGCATCCTTCGTTTTATTGAAGGCTTCAACCGTTTGCTCGGCGTTATCTTTTGTCTTTGCCGTTGCTGCATCGTCAATCAATCCGAAAGAAATGGTGTGTAAGAAGTCACGAACTTTGGCAATGATACCATCAAATGGCTTCATAAGGTTTAGTACGACCTTCTTTACATCCTCAAAGTTTGCAATAAGAAAACCTAACGCAGCAACCAACGCACCAACACCGGTAGCGATCAATGCTTTTGAAAACCCTTTCGTTGCTTTTGTACCGCCTTCCGTTGCAACTTCATTCGCCTTTTGCGCTTTGCTCAAAAATGCTAATGAAAACGCGCTGTCTTTTTGAAGGATGTTTGTAATTGCAGTCACACCTTGGAGCAATGCCATTGCGCCTTGCGTTTTCTTGATCGCTTCCTCAACCGCTTTGTTCTCTGAACCAAACAAGGCCATGGCACCTTGTGCAGCTGCGAAACCACCTGCAATACCTTGCGCACCTTGGGCGAACGCATCCAACCTGAATGTATCAGAAGACAAAGCTTTGATCGCTGCTTTGGTATCCCCGATTTGGTCCTTAACCTCCCCTGCTCTTTGTTGCAAAACTTTAAAGTCAGCCGAACCTGCTTTGCCAGCATTGGACATATCATTTAAGGCTTTTTCTATTTGCCTTAATTCGTCCTTTAATGATTTAAAATCTTTGTTTGCGTCGTCGGTTTCCGTCTTTACGCGTAACAAAATATCCTTAGTAGTATCTGCCATTACTCTGTGATTAATTGGGGTTTAGGTTCGTCGGAAATAAATGCACCTATACCTCCCGTTAATTGGAAAACGGTTGGTTCAAATGGTGCTAAATCCAATACTTTTAAAAGTTCGATTGAAGTACTTTCGTCGCTGTTTGCATCGTAATCGTTTACCGATAGCAAGTAAAATAAAGTGCCGTTAATATAAATCGGTTTGCGGAAATCAAGGTTCAACACATCAACCGCTGAAAGTTGTACAAATAACTTGACTTTCTTTGCGTCTTTGTCGGTATATAGCTTTACATAATCCAACCAAAAACGGTTGAATAAGTTGTTGTTGGTGTACCTATAAATCGCTCCGCTGGTTTCGTCTGATTGGTAGTACAACTCCCGTGGAATACCAAAGCACAAATCGTAAGTTGGGTTGTACGGATTGTCTAAATTACCAGCGTACGGATAACTGGTATATTCGTTCCCCTCAAAAACAAACTCGGTTTCGCTCGGGAATTCAATGTACTCATGGTAAAGAATACGAAGGTTAGGGGTAACGGGCTTCACGTCTAATTCAACATCCCCACCGCTCGCAGTTCCTTTGCTATCGATATCGTAATAACGTGCGTAAATGCGTGGACTTGGTGAAAAGCCAACCATTACGCTATTGCCAAATCCAACGTCCTCGGCTTGCTCCCCATTGCTGAATTCATTTGAACTAACGTACAACCGTGAACCGTAACTCGATTGATACGCACTTTGGTAACGCTTCTCAAAGTAACCGCCCGCATCCTTGTAACTGAACTTATACGTCTTTGGATTCATGTAACCACATGGCACGACTTCGTAACCTTTCTCAACATCCCAACGTGAAGTCCAATCGATGTAGTTGGAAGTGTCGTAAAAGTCGGAGAATGGTTCAATGTACAATTTCTTTGGGTCGTACTTGTCAGGCATGATAAACAAGTTGAACATTCGAACCAAGTACATAAGGAAATCGGATTGCTTCACCTTGGGTACGATCGTTTGGTTCATGTCCCAAGTGTCACCGATTGTCATTGTAGGATCAGCAACTTGATTCAACCAATAGGTGTTATCTGCTTCAACATCGATAGTATAACCAAGCGTACCGCCAAAATGTACAACTT